ATCGCAAGTGACAGTAGGTGTGACATACAACGGCGAGGAATTGAAACGATTGAAGCCATCAGGTTTCTATATCGGCAAAAACGAACATTATTTGACCTGTGTCGATGATTGCTCTTTTGATTGTGTGTTGCTTGCGCAGATTACCGACACCCAGCACACGTTCGATGTCGAGAAGCGCGAAGTGCTCGCTTTTGCCGAGTGCGCCTAACATTTTCGCTTGTGGTGCCGAAATCGCACCACTGGCGACTACTCACTTTATTAACCAAACTAAATTTGAAGATTATGGATAAGCAAGACAAGTATTTAATGCGGTTATGCAAGAATATCCTTGCAGGAAAGTTCAATGAGATGAATTACCGCTGCGGAAAGAGTTACTTCGGCACAGAAATCGCAACAATGCCTATGTTCGCATCTTACGGCACTATCGGCTTTTCAGTCACGGTGTATGGTGAGTATGGTGAAATGTGCATTGTCGATTACGACTGGGAAATGAAGCAACTCACCATTGACGGACAGGACTGGAAAGAGTGGCTTAACGAGAGCCTCTTTGAAGACAACGACATCATCTGCAATGGTGGTGGAGAATACGAATGCTACACAGACGCTGGCGAAGACATGATCATCAACCTCGATGTTTGCGATAAGGAGCACCTGCAAGAGTACATCGACGGTTTTGACATCAACGAGAAGGTTGCACTGTGGTGGCCTAACGGCGAGAAAGGTGATGGTGTGCCGTTCGATAACATGAAAGAGCAGTACGAGGACTACGAGGCATACTTAGAGCGATTGCAAGAAGTATGCGACGGTATGCCGTTCTGACCCACCCAGTCCCAGCGGAGTTGCATCGGCTGGGACACTATTCGCATTACTAACTTAAAATTGAAGATTATGGAGAACATCTTAAAGAACTATTTCGGTTGCAAGAATCCGTTTGACGAGTACGGCAAAATCACGCCAGAAGGCGAAGTTGCACAAGAGAAACTTATCAACTTGCTCAAAGACCTTGCACTCGTTATCCCCGATGTTATTTCGGAAGATGATGCAAGAACAGCCGAGAAACAAATCGACGAAATCTGCAACGACTACGATTGGGAAACCCGTGCGCTTGACCTGCTGTCGGAACGATACCCCGACGACCCGTCCGACCTGCGGTGCGACTTCATGCAACACTGGATGAATTTGCGCACCGATGAAGAGAACTTCAAGGAATACGAGCGAATGAGGAATGCTGGCGAAATCAGCGACTTCTATTAATCCCAAGCCTGCGGTGATAAACCGTGCGGGATGCGCAATAAAATCACTTTATTCACGTTTATTAATTAATCAAGAAGAACAATTATGGACTATTCTGAAATGAAAGACATTGCAAGCGAGAACGGCTTGCAGTTCGTTGAAACAACAAGTGAACGCAGCGGATATCCTCGCTATGTCAAAGGCGCACTTATCGGATTTGTTGATTTTCAGCAAGCCGAAGAAGTTGCAAAAAAGCATGGGTTGGATATCGAGGTCATTGAAAAACATGACGGATGGAACTTATGGTATCGCACCGGTAACTGGGCTAATAGCCCATTGAAAATCAGCGAGGAGGATCTTGGAGATGATTTCCGTTTCTTCAAAGCAGAAGACTGGGAAGATTTTTACGAAGATGAAGTGCGTCCGTTTATCGCTGATTGTGCAGACTGGGATGAACTTGATGCGTTCATCAGCGATATGCGTCGTCTTGACGAGGAAATCGAAAACCTTGATGCTGACAGCAACGATGTTGTTGTGGCTTGCAATGGCAAGTATTATGACACCATTGACACAAAGCCAATGCAGTTCTCATGGGACTCAAAAACCACGGCAATAGCACTTGTCTGCAACGACTAAGCAGAACTGATGAACCGCTGCCGCAGGGGTTGCGCTCTGCGGTGGTGCAAATTTGCTTTTACTAACCTAAAATATGAAGATTATGGATATTAAGGAAATCTACGAGAAAGTAAGCGAGACCTACCAATGTGTTAATGACTGGGTGTCTGAAGGGAGAAAACCGTTAATCCGTCTCGCTTTCCCAAATCAAGACGGCATCAGGGATGTGAACGTAATTGCAGATTTAATGACGTTGCGAGAAGAATTAAACTCGCTTACTCAAATCTGCAAGTATGGTATTGAGAACATCAACGACGCAATCGGTGATTATGGAATTACAACTATGCAGGAACTTGCAGACTACATCAACAGCGAGGACTACAACCAACTGCTTGTGAATGACATCATCAAGGCTAACGGCTGGACTGATCTTTGCGGAGAAAACGACTACGATATCTGCACCAACGGAGTAATCAAGGTGATGCTTGACGAGAACACTGGAGAAGCAAAAGTCGTCTAATCTATTTGCAATGGCGCGGAGAAATCCGTACCTTTGCACTACTCATATATCGATTGTTAATAAGTAGCCAGCATATCTGCGAAGACCCGCTGGTTTGATGTTCTAAACACGGGCGGTATGGGTAACACTGTGCCGCCCACCATTTATTAACCTATTAAATTCAAAACATTATGGATAACATCAAACTGATTGCACAAGTGCTGGATTCATTCAAAATCGGATATACTGACATGCAGGTGACGGAAGGCCCCACCGTGAGCCTTTACGAGTTCAAACCGAAAGCAGGCACAAGACTGTCTAAAATCCGCAACCTCAAGGACGAGTTCGCCATCGCTCTCGAAGCAAAGAGCGTGCGCATCATCGCGCCTATCCCTGGGCGCGGAACAGTAGGCATCGAAGTGCCGCACAAGGTAAAACAAATCCTCGGACTGAAAGAAATCCTCAACTCGCAGGAATTTCTCACGACCGAAGCGACGCTGCCTCTGGCTATCGGCAAGACCATCACGGGCAAGACATTCATCACTGACTTGGCTGACGCACCGCACCTGCTTGTGGCTGGCGCGACTGGCCAAGGTAAGTCGGTGGGCTTAAACGTGATGCTCATGTCACTGCTGCACAAGAAAACACCCGATGAACTGAAACTGGTGCTTATCGACCCGAAACGTGTCGAACTGAGCCTGTACGAGAAACTCAACGGCTCATATCTCGCAGAGCCAGTGGTGACGGAAGAGGCGAAAGCGTCAAAAGTACTGCACAAACTGTGCAGTGTCATGGATCAACGCTACGTCGTCGTGAGCGCGGCGGGAAAACGCAACATCAAGGAGTATAACGAAGTCGCCGACAAACCGATGCCGTACATCGTTGTGGTAATCGACGAGTACGGCGACCTGATTATGCAGAGCGGCAAGTCAATCGAGCGGGCTATTTGCCGACTGGCGCAAAAAGCCAGAGCGGTGGGCATCCACTTGATTATCTCGACGCAACGCCCGTCGGCGACCATCGTAACGGGCAACATCAAGGCGAATTTCCCGACACGCATCGCTTTCAGATGCACAACGGGAACTGACAGCCGCGTGGTGCTCGACCAGGTGGGCGCGGAGAAGCTGACCGGCAACGGCGACATGCTTTTCTTCGCTGGCGCTGAAACGACACGGATGCAGTGCGCTTACACGTCAATCGAGGATGTCGCAGCGACATGCGACGAAATCGCTGGCAGTTACTCCGACTACGAGAACGTGTCGGTGGTGCCAGAGCGCAAGAAAGTCAAGACGACCTATCCCGTCCATGAGTTCATGCTTCACTGGGCTATCGAGATGTCAAGGTACAGCGAGTTCGCGGAGTACGACATCCCTGAGACTGACGCATTGGACAAAATGAAAGTCGTGTTGCAGGAACTTGGGGTTTGGGAACTGGAGACCGACCAGTACGGCAGGAAGAAGTTCATCGTCAAAGTCCACGACAAGGAAGAACTCGACGACATCATCATGCCCTATGTCGTTCCCTACATCCCTTCTTGAAATGGCATGTCGAGCCAAACGGCTCGGCATACCGCTACTAACTTTAACCGAAAACAATTATGACAAAACAAGAAGCGAACAAAATCAACGACCTGCGCATTGATGTCGATAGCGTCACCGAAGACTGCTTTTACCTGCGGCTCGCTATGGACAAGAGGATTTCGCAGGAAGCCGCGAGCGGTGCGGTTAATCGGCTCAACGGCCTCGGTCAGCCGCAAAAAGTAGCCGACGCTTTCATCGAGTCGGGAAAACTTGTCGAAAACCTCGACAGGTACGGTATTCCATGCGCCGACTGGTGCTGCGACTGAAACATTTATTAACATGCAGTGTTTGGAAATATCAAATATTGTATATATTTTTGCGCAACAAAACTTACTTCACATGACGGAAAACGAAAGAATAGGCAAACGTATTGCCGAAATCAGAAAAGAAAAGGGTATTAGCCAAGTGCGACTTGCAAAAGAAACAGGGATGCACCAGTCGGTCATATCTCGCATCGAGAGTGGCAAACATGCAATAAGCATTAACGTGCTTAACAGGATAGCGAGAGTGTTGGGAGTGCATATCGAATTGGTTTAAGGAAATCCGCTGCCGTTGACGCGGCTGCGGGTACAACAGTAATCCGTGAGGACGAATATGTTTAAATTAAATTGTTGAGGGCGGTATCGGGAAACCGCGCCGCCCTTTCATCCTAACATAATTGGATTTTATTGGTTAATTTTTCGGCGCACACGGTGGTGCTCATCGGTGCGTCACAATTCACAAAATGGACATCTAACAAGTACGATTATGGAAGTGAAATCATTTGAAACCGAGTTTTTGAGCGAACACCCGACAAAGGTGTTTATCCTCAAACCTATGCGCGACGCGCTTAACGTGACCGAAGTGAAGTGGCAAGACCTCACGACGCTTAACCTTAACCGCGTCAAAGAGCACATCTGCTCTCAGGTAAGCCCCAACACGGCCTGCTGGTATCTCGCCGTGATCAAGGCTTTCCTCGGCAAATACGCCGATGAGGGCATCGTGCCGTGCAAGAACCCTGCCGCCCAGTTGAAGGCTAAGAAAGTGCCGTCACAACACATCGCGTTGACCGAGGAGGAAATCGAGCGTTTCGACCAGTACGAGCCAAAGACCGACTGCGAGCGTGACGCTAAAATCCTGTTCATGCGCGGCTGTTATACTGGCGCGAGGTCGAGCGACTGCAAGCTATTCACGCCCGACATCATCCACGGCGACCACATCTCCTATGTGTCGGTCAAGACCAAGACCGAGGTAGTCCAGCCGTTGCACCGCAAACTCATCAAGTACCTTGTCGTGCAGCCGAGCAAGCCGCACCAGTCCAATGCGCTCAACGCCGCAATACAGCGCATTTGCCGAGAAATCGGCATTGACGATGAGGTGCAGTTGTATGTCGGCGGCAAGTTGCGCAAAGGCCCCAAGTGGCAATTCGTGGGGCTGCACACATCGAGGAGGTCACTGGTGTCAAACCTTGCGCTCCGTGACGTTCCCATTGCGGTCATCTCAAAGATCGTCGGACATCAGAGCACGAACACAACGAGTAGATATTTGTGCATTGACGCAAGGAATGTCGGCGACAACGCAATGGCTTTCTTCAACGGCGACTAAACGCAAAAAAAAGCGAGGGACAGGCCAACGCCCACCCCTCGCACAAATTATGGCTTAAACAAAATCAAAACTCTATCTTTGGCTGATACTTGATTATCATTTCTCGACAAGGAGTGATGCCGCGGTTAAACCATCCGCTGTATATCTGCTCATATCGAGAACAACCGCCCAGGAATTGAACCCTTAACCGCGCATAAGCGATACACGCGATGAAAAAGTCGCTCTCTGACATCCCGAACTGCGCGATTACCTCTTGAAGCGTGAATGTCGGCCTCCACTTCGGCCACCAATACCCCAAAAAAGCCTTCACGTCCCTTGTGAGAGGACATCGCACGTCGGGTTGACTAACCACCCATAACGACAAGCCGATGCCGTCAGCGTGGCTTAAAACCAATATCAGTTGATGCAATTCATCGTCGGTGTGCTTGTTGAAGCCACAGTCCTCAAACATCTTTTCAAGGAACTGGTCAAGCGGTGTCAAGGTCTGCTTGCAGGTCAGCAACACCGCTTCACCAAGCGTTGCGCACTCCGAGTTACTGAACAACTTGTGCAGTGAATGGAACATCTGCGCAATCTTCCAGTTCCTTTGCCCGCAGGTCTTTCCATCCTGCATGTCACCCACCGACAAGCGCACAAACCCTCGGTTGACAAACCACTCCCAAGGACGCTCACCAATCTCGCCCATCGCATCGACAATGACCGAATAGTCATCGCACGGACTGATGGCATAACCCATGAAAGCGGCAATCTCCCTGTCTCGGCTGTCGGTGTAGCGCAAAGCGAGTTCACGGCAAGCGATGAACGGATATTCGCCCTTTTCCTTGAACGCGGCGACCATCGACCGTACCCACGGCAAATGGTACTTGTCTGCTATCCAATGGAAATACAGGATTTTGTTCTTTTTGCGGATGGCTTTGCGCTGCCTGAAATTGAGGATTTTCTCAATCCTTTCCTTTTCGCTCACTTCCCATCCACTTGATTTTATCCGTCACGTTGATGGCGACGGGGATCTTCTTCTCCTCGTACATCCGCTCCAACTCGTTGCAGTTCACGTTGGGGATGTAGGGCATCACGTTGTAGAAGAAAGCCTTATTCTTGGCTTTGAGCTCATCGAACATCGAAAGCGAGTCGGCGAACAGGAACCTCGCTGCGGCGTCCGATGTCCTAACGAGCCTGATTCTCGTTCCCTCAGTTCTCGCGTAGAACTGCGTCCTGCCCGATTTCTTGCTCTTGCATGTGATGACGAACTCCTGCTCACTGAGCGGGTTGACCTCATTCACATACACCTCGCTCACGGTGACTTTCGCACCCGTCTTCATGGCGATCATGGACGCGTTCTCTCCCGCGCTCTTGTGGTCGTAGTACAACTGCGCGTCCTCGATTACGGTCGTCCACTCGTTCTCGCCTTTCCATGTGATGCCTGTGTCGAACCCGTAGAAGCTGCCGTTATCGACATACATCGACACGGCGTAATAGCGGTACTTCGCCATTGTCTCCCCGAAGTTCTCAACGGTGTCGTAGCCGACTTCTGCCTTGGGGTAGTGTTTCTTGACGAGTTCGATGATGCGTTGCGCCGTCTCGTCGTCGATGTCCAGTTCGTGCGCGAAGTACGAGAACTGGATTTCCTCTCGTTTAAACAGGCTCTTTTTGCGGTAAGCCCTTATGAAGCGCATCGGTTGCGCAACAGTACCTTCCGTGAAATAGATAATCTTATTCATGTTCCTTCGTTATAAATGTTTTACCTTGACATACTCTCACCCCTGAAGGAATGAGATTCTTGGATGCAGGCGTGACCGCAAAGAAGCGCCGACGGCGTTCTTTGACTTACTGACACTCTCCAATTCGGCAATGCCCTGCCGAAGAATATTGTTGGCTGCAAGAAAATCCCTGTCGTGGACTATGCCACACTTAGGGCATGTCCATGTGCGATCACTTAGTTGTAGCTTATGGTTTACATATCCGCATGTACACGTCTTTGATGACGGGTAATAGCGGTTAATCTTATGAACGGTGACACCGTATTTGGTGGCCACATACTGGAGTTTCAACACAAACTCACCATGTGAAAGGTCAGCCATCTTCCTGCCCCAAAGGGCAGACATGCCAGTGAGTTGTAGGTCTTCAATGAAGATCATGTCGTACCGCTGACACAACTGATGGGCGAGTTTCCATTGCCAGTCGCTACGTTGATTAACAATCTTCTCATAATGTCTGTCAAGAACCAAACGCTTGCGTTTCCAATTATTGGAGTCTTTTTGACACTTAGAGAGATTCCGCGACTTACGCTGCAACTGGCGAAGTCCGCTCTTCAGGAATTGCGGGTTATCAACAGTCGTGCCATCGCTCATCGTCAAGTACTTCTTTAACCCGAAGTCAATTCCAACGGATGCACCATTGTGTGTCTTTCCGATGGACTGAGTGAGCTTATCGAGTACCATGAAGATGTAGAACTCTCCAAGGTGACTCCGCTTAATGGTAAGAGTTTTCACCTTTCCGTCATAAGGACGGCTTAATGAAAACTTGAAGCGCTTCTTGATTTTGTTTATCGTCAGGACGTTGCCATTCAGGGAATAGCCGCCCTGTTTGAACAGGATGGAAGAGAAATCCTTTGCCTTGCGGAACTTCGGGGGTCGCTTGGCCAGACGGCTGAAGAATCGCTGATAGGCGGTATCAAGGCGTTCAAGGATTTCCTGAGTAGTTTGACTATGCAGAAGATTGCGATGAACCCGCTTGGCAAAGTGGGCTTTCATCTTACCGATGCCGATGTATTTATGATACAGACGGTAGTACCGCTTCTGCAAGGCCAAAGCATGGTTCCACACAAAGCAAGCCTCGTGGAGCATCTTATCCAGGTGCTTCGTCCTATCGGTACGATACAGCTTGTATTTGTAGGCAATCATGCGGCAAAGGTAACAAAATTATTGTTTTACCATAATTGAAACCGCGTCCTGTCTTTCGTCGTCAAAGACGCGGTTAACCACTTCTACTCCATAAGCGCCGCCAGAGTGATGAAGCATGATCCTATCGCCTTTTTGCGGTAGCGGCAAATCCCAACTCAGGCTTGCGGCAAACTCTCCGTCTTTTATGTCAAACAGGTTTATCCTCATTGTCGTTAAGTATTGAAACCGCTTTCAGCCCAAGCATTTTCAGTCTGAAACCGACTATTACCGTTCCGTCTGATTGATACTCAATAGTTCTCTCCAAATAGCCATCGGCATTAAGCGTGTAGAGTATTGATGCGTCCTGCATCTTAACCCTGTCGTTGACCACATCTTCAAGACAATCATCAAAATCCCTGTCTTGGATTTTTGCGACTTCATGGATTCGTTTGATGTCATCCTCGTCAATAATACTTCGCCACCCAAAATCGGTCTTCCGTGTAAACATGATGATGTTTACTGCCTTGTGCAGCCATTCCGCTACTTTGTAGCGATAATACTCAAATGTCTTTTGTTTCTTGCTTGTCTCTTTCATTTTCTTTCAGTTTAACAACAAAACAAATCTTTCCCTCTCGTTCTTCCCAGCGGATGTCCTTAACCGCCTTCGTGATGCGCCTGTCGGTCTGACCCCTGCGGATGACCGCTCGGTCAAACGGATAGCACATGTAGCCGTCACCCGCCCTTGCGTTCTCAAAGCACTCTCGGCACTTGCTCTGCTTTTCGTTGCACTCTTTCGTGCATCGGGCGAAGCACATGTAGTGGATGCGCTTGTTCGATGCGTACTTGACAATCTCGGTCTTGCCTTTTACGACGGCATCGAACTCACTCTTTCTCAGTCTGATGTTTAGCGGTATCATGGCTCTCTGAATTTTAAACCGTCATTTAATGGTAGAACTTGCTGGTATGGTGGGATGGCTCTGTTTACAATCGTTTCCATCTCCATCATCTGCATCTTGATTTTGCAGTCCATAATCTGCGCTTTAACCATACTCTCAAATGCTTCTTTATAATAAAGCAACTGCTCGTATTCCTCTTTGGGAATGGCAACAAGGTCGTTATCGTTCGGCATGATCCTCCTTGATATATCCCTCTTTGTAGAGGGAAACAACAACCTCAAAAGCAGCATCGACTTTCGTTTTGCCGATACGGGACAAGTGAACAAGGCCCATGCCTTTAACACGCTTTGACCATCTGCAAACCCATTGGCCTAAAAAATCATCAACGTGGTAGAAATCAGCCCATGCTCCACCACGGCAAATAATGTCAATGAGCGCATCAAGAGTATAAGCAGGGATAAGGCCGTGTTTGTCCATGTTTTCGTAATCAATATCACTTAAACCAATAAGCACGCCGAGATAATACCGTTCATTCTTTGTTCCCGAATCAAGTATGTAATTGGTGTCAATATACATGTCGGCACTCGCTACCCCAATCATGTCACGCAGAACGGCACTCTGCATCTTGTCAGTCGCTATCTTTTTCATCGTTTTTTAAGTTTGTTGCAAAACCGTTTCCAAAACACAACATTTGATGCCATTGAAGCGAGCCAATACAACAAAAATGTAATCAATATGATTAACTCACCTTTGCTCATTTCTCACCTCCTTTCTTTTTTTCGGAAAAGCGATTGCTTTGATTTCCTTCTCGCTTTTCCCCTCCTTCACCAGTTCAATGATCTTGTCACGTCCAAGTTTCCTGTAAGACGAAACAAGTGAGACGATGCACAAGTCAGCGGGCTCTCCAGGTTCAATAGCTTTCTCTCGCCCCGCCTTCTCGGCTTCTTCGGAGCATTCCCACACATCCTTGCCTTCCTTGTTGACGATGACGTATCGGTAACCATTGAAATTGATTCCTCCGTAATATCTTGCGATTGAGAATTGGGAGTTTGCCCAGTATTCCTCGGTCATAATTAGTGGATGATGAATATCAATTTTCTTTTGAGTTTCCTGTTTCATTTTCCAAATTTTAAGTGAATTTCAAATCCTTCAACACGAGGTTTCCACTCCTCCATATTTATTGGATTGCAATACTCTGGCATCAGCAATATCGGATTACTGCTGATTTCTCTCAGCCCATACCCGTCTTTTACCATATTGTCAACACATTTGCACAAGAGTTCCTTTACCTGTTGCGGGTCGTTCATGTCAAACGACACAGGTGGAATATTCGGATTCACAAAAACATCGTTAGCCATTTACCTATATGTCAAGTTTGATGTTGAAATAATTTTCAAGATATTCCTTACAATTTGGTTATCATAATTCAGAATAAGACCACAAGTAACCGTTGTGTTCTCTTTTATTTCTATGACGACCTTTATTATTACAGCACTCCGAAATGCGTCGAGCATCAAACCCATTTCTACCGCACTCTCTTGTGCTTGGCCATACTTTCATAAGTTCGCCACTCGTTGAGTACTGATAGACTTTTTTTGATGTTGCGGGATTATTAATTTGTGCCTCATGTTGCTTTTGAGGTGCTGACCCATAGGTCACATTCTCTGCTTGAGTTATGAGATTTAAATTATCAAGCCTATTGTTCTGTCTATTCTCGTCTTTATGGTTAACAACCCATATCCCCTCGCCTTTACCTCTTCGGTTGTATGGTTTATCAATCCCTATGAACGCATCATAAACAAGCCTATTTATTCGCTTATATGAGATGTTTCCATCCTTACATAAAGCAACTACGAGATAGCCACCTCGTGATGGTTTTGACTTTAGTATAACGGAGCGGCCAGAATTGCGATAACTTAAACTTCTAACTCGTCCAAAATCGCTTACTTGGTATCTGCCTTCATACCCCTTAACGTCTCGCCAAATTTCTTCAGCAAAGTCAACTTTCTTTTGCAGTTCCTCGGTCATATTCTTGTTCCTTTTTCTTTCCGAGCACAATGCTTACAAACACATCCCAATGAATAAACCATATATTGATTTCTGCAATCTTGTAACCGCAATTATGATACGAACAATAGGTTATCGTTGGTAGTACAGCAATTATAGGCTGCCTCATTTTCCCAAATTCAATACGTTTCATAGTTTACCTCCTTTCACTGGTGATTGCGGCCCGAATCCAAACTTCTCAAGAGCATTGATGAACTCTTCCTTGGTGTCGTACCAATTGCCGTCAATGCGATAGGCGCGTCTTGACTCACCGAACTCAAACTCGTTCTTTTTCTTGGTGATGTCGCAGAAACCCAACCTGCCGCTATTGTCTGCATAGGTACATTGATGCTCCTCTTCCATAGACAAGTGGGCAACCATGTGAAACTTCACTTTTTTCAGTTCTTCCCAAGTCATAGTCAAATCTTTTTTCTCATTTCAATAACATCTCTGCTGAATGCACACTCATCAAAGCCTTTTCTACGGTACCACCACAACACCCAATCAGGGCTGTCACACCTGCGCCATACAAGATGCAGTTCCTTACATCCACTGAGTTTGGCGCATTGGATAGCCTTATCAAGAAGCACGTTACCGATGCCTTCTTGGCGATGGCCCTTGCTGACCTGCAAGTTCCACAACATCGCTTGGCCTTTGTGAAGAAGATCATTCGGGCAGTCAACCATGCAAGTTCCTACTGGCTTGTCGCCAAGCATAGCGACAATTGTTGTATGGTTATCTGCCTTCCATTTTGTGTCAAATGTGATTATTTCAACCATAATTCAATCTCCTTTCTTGTACACATTATCAGTGTAGAAACCGATGCAGATACCACCCAATAGGGCAAAAAGATACATCCAGTATGAGTGCGCATGTATGCAGGCTTGGCAAAGGAAGATCACACCCGCTACAAGCGATAAATTAACTAATGCTTGTTTCATTCCTCGTCAAGTGTTATGGTTACTTTCCTTACCCTGCACTCGCCTTTATAGCGAGGCGCATCGGCAATCATTTTCGCCTGCTTCTCGGTCTTGTACAACGCCGCTTTGCCAAAGTCAACGTCAAAGCCGTTGAAAGACGAAATGCTTGGGTGCTTCCAATAGAAAGCGCCGTCATTCCTCTGAATCACATACATTGTCCGTTTCATAGCAACGTCGGTTTTTGGCATGGTCTTTGAACAAGGCTCGAATTGTCAAACTCGTTTCCGATGACCTCAAATTCATCGTAATCATCAAACGTGTCAATTACTGAAACTCCCTTCACGTTCGCCAAGACAAAGCCTGGGGTTGGAGTCTCCTCAACCAAATCAGCGGAATACCTCACAACGCGAACCCAAGGCTTTGGATAGTCATCATAACAATTAAGCACATCGCCCTCGTAGATTGCGATGCCCTTCCTATCGGCAAGTCCAGTAAACTGACCGATAGTCTTTGGATCAATGGGAACTGACCGCCTTTCTGCGGTGTGGATGTGCGGGTATTTGCACCGCAAATGCAGGTCGCCTGACACCCAATATCCGTCAATACTCTTTGCCCTAAACTCGATTTCTCGTTTCATAGCGATATTATGATTGATACACTTGTTTCAGTACAGTTGAAAACCGTGCGCTTGTTATACTCGATGTCGCTGACCCACAAGCCAGTCTCTTTCTCAAACTCACGAATGGCATCGTTGATTTTTTGATTGCAGACATCTTTTGCTTTCTGAATCAGTTTTGCGGGCAACTGGGCAGACTTGACTTCGGTGAACTTGCAGGCATTATCGTCAATCATAACCCGCACACCATAGTCGTCAAAGAACATATTTGCGTCAATCGCATAATATTCCTTGCCCTCGGTAAAGTTGTCGTAAGGACAAACCAAACACAGGTATATCTTTCCTTTTTCAATCATATTTTGTGGTCTCCATAAAAATACTTCCTGCCCTCCGGCGTCTTGCCGTAGGCTTCAACCTTCTCCCTCAACTCGTCAAGCAGACCCTCGCCGATGCCTTCCTCCATGCCAGCGTAAGCCATAGACATCGTGTCCTTGCCCGCACCGTCAATGATGCGCACGACATTGTTCGCCCTCGTCGCCACCTCTCGGCACAACTTGACGAAATCCAACAACTCGTCTCGCTTGATGCCCACAGTAACCGCCTTGAACATGTCTGCGGCCTCGTCATAGAGCCTCGTCACGAAGTCCATGCCCACGAACATCATGAGCATGTACTGCACTACCTTGAAGTTCTGCTTGAAGATTTCAGCGTACTTGCCGTCGATCTCAAACGTCAATGAGTTCATCTCGGCGACGATTTCCTTCTTCTTGCGCTTAAACTCCTGCTTGTCGTGCGGCAACTCCTTGAGATTCTCAAGTTTGAGCCGCAGTATCTCGCGCTTCTGGGCGAGTTTCGTTCCCTCTAACTGGGCGAGATAAATTATCGGTGATTGTTTTGCGTTTGCCATAATTAGTTAGTATTATCTCTTCAGTGGATACAATCTCATTCATACCGACAAACGGAGCGACATTCGTGATGTACACTCCGTTGAACTCGGTATAACAAGGTTCGTCACTGAGCAGAACCTGATGATAAGCCTCAACGATGTGAGACCCCCACTTCGCTTTGATTTCTTTCATCGCCTACTCCTGTTCCGAAATAGAAGATTTCACTCATCTTGTCCAGTTTCCACATGCAGTGGGTCGCCACGTCGATGGCTGCACCAAGTTCAAGGCTGCTGTACTTGAACGGGCAAGGCTCTCCGTTGTGCCTGCGCCACTTGTTGTACTCGGTGAGTACTTCAATCGCTCTCTTGATCGTCATTGTCAATGCGTTTTGCGTTAGACCATTCCAATGCGTCGTTGCCACACCGATCACGAATCTCGCTCACGGTAAGCTGCTTCTCTGCGGTGAACCGCCTCGGCTTGTCCTCGTTGAAGAACTTGACGTCATACACCCAACTCATACTTGAACACGTCAACGATTTGGGTTTCGGTAACGGTGTGGAAGTACCAGTCAGCCATAGAGTTCCGCATGGAATCCTGCGTGATGCCGACGGCTTTCTCAAGGCTGTCTGCCTGAACGAGAAGGAATAAGTTGGACTTCTTCTCTGCTGCGGTCTTCTCGTCGATGGTGATGATGACGAGTTTCACACGGTAGTAGTAGTCGCCATCCGTGCCTACAAGGACGCTTTCGTAGTTCCTGCGTCTTACCGCGCTTACAGTGAACTCACCGCTGATATACGGCTGCATGGCTTCCGTGATGCGCTTCTCTGCCTCGGTGAAGTTCACTGCATCGACGAGATAAGCCTCGGTGATGCGCTTGATTACTCCGTTCTCTTGTGTCTTGTCGTAACTTACACGACATTCAAACCAGTTTTTCTCCATTGTATCTTAGTATTAAAAGTTTAACTTTATAGTTCTCCAATCGCTTTCAATTTTTCGTCAAGCCTTTCAGCCATTCCTGTCGCGTGTTTTGCAATTCTATGAATTAGCAAAGACAGCGTTTTTGTATTGTCATAAATACCATATATGTCATAGATTAACCTTTGATATTTATCAAACCACACATCTGCTTGCTCTTCAGAAAGTACCATCTTTTTTTTATTGTTTGCCAGTGTATAAGAAAGTTTTGAGGTTGACCTCTTTGTAGATCGTTTCGGGAATGCGTATAGTGCCTTCAATTCCCCTGCGGGCGAGTTCTTCCATCAGATCCCTTGGAGCGAAATCTGCAAGCCGCATCTTCTTCGCGTTGGCGATTTCCTGCTCAAAGTCGCGCTCTTGCTTCTTTTTCTCGCGTCCTTCTTTTTTCTTTATCGACATGCACTCCTTGCAGGTGTTAAGAAAACCGACACCAGACCTGTTAAACTCACTCAACGGCAGTTCCCTGCCGCAGCATTTGCATTTCTTTGTTTCTTCCATTGCTTTTTTTTATTGATATGTTTTTGTGAATTTGAAATTTTCTCCTGCGAATGTGTATGTGACGCTCTTGTTGAAGCCGTCATACTTAACATCGACCATGAGCAATCCGTGCTCTTTCTCGAACTTCTCGATGACCTTGAGCAGTTCTTCTTCAAAGTCCTTGAGGCGTCGCTCAATTTCGCTCATAGCCTTCTATCAGTTCCTCCATGACCTGCGTGATGCACAACATCGCAACGTCGGCTTCGATGGTCTCTTTCAGTTTTCCTTCATCGAACTTGACAGCCATCGAGTCAACTCCCCTCAGTTTCTCGTATGCCATCATGACGATGGGCGCGAGGTGAGGCTTGGTATGCCTGATTGCCAAGCAAGCCTCGCGGATCAGGTCATCTGGAATCTCAATTATCGCTTTCATATTTAATCATTAAATTTGCCCTCTATTTTTTACCAACTAAATATTCCCAATCCAGCGATGGTCTGATTGATTCAGTTAGTTCGTATGAGTTTGCTCTCACAACAACGGCGAAATTCTTTGTTGTGTACGTTGCCCATTCTATGTAGCGATAGTTCACATTCGGATAGTAATATGCCTCAATGCGCCTTTGTTTTGTGAGCCAGCCCCTCTCTATCAACTCGTCATTGTCACGTTGTGCGGTGCGCACACACACGCCCTCAATCCTCGCTATGAGTTTGAGAGAAAAGCCATATTCCTTATACTCTTGATTTCTGTCGGATAGATAGCCAAGTTTAACGAGATTCCTCACTTGTCGCCTTGCTTTGCGATGCTCCTTTTTTGTTGCAGGGTTATGCAAGGATTGAAGAATCCGTTTAATCTTCCCTTTCTTCTCCTCTCGAATAAGATGAAGGAACTGCCTTAACTGCTTATAAACGCTGTGGAATTTTCCTTGTTTAATCTTGTCGATTGGGATATTGCGGTTTTTGTGACGGCTCTGCACCTTATGCAATATAAGGTGTTTTCCGCGACCGCCAAAACTAACAAACCCGACCCTGAGTAGTATCGGCAAGTACTTTTTCAGCGTTTCTGGCGCGATGCCTGTCTTTTGCCGAATTTTGTTTGGTGTGAAATTATGGATTACACCGCCGCGTTCCGCGACACACCTACGGAGGCAAATATAGATGCTCATTGCTTTTTGCAACGGCTTATTGCCTTCAAGTGCAGCGAATATTTTACGGCTAATATACTCCATAGTTATCGTATTAAAAAGGGGAAACCACAAAAAAGAACCCCTGTGTCGCTTATGTGACGCAGGGCTGAACAAGGGTTCTTATAGTGCGGGTTTCCCCAATTCTATTCGGTACTATGTCTTACCCTGCGTCACCAGAAGCATTGCAAAGTTACGCACGTTATATGTCGGTTCGACAAAAGCGAGTGGAAAATCGACCGTAAAATCAAGTTTCGTTTCCAGAGTGGTAAAATACCAATCAGTCTTTCGCTAAATCCACACCGATTTCCAAACCCACCTTCATAGCCTTATGCGGATTGTTGAACGCAAAAGCGAGACGCAGCATGAACGGACTGACCCTCTTCGGATACTCGTCAAAGTAGTGTTTCTTGACGTACTTTTTGAGCTTCCTCGGCAACTTTGGACATCGCACTAACTTGCGCAAGCCTCGCGCTGACTTTGCGTCAATCGTAAAGTTCAACGTGAACGGCTCTGATGTCCAATCCCAAACGCCATCGCTCTCTTCCTGCGGAACAACGGCATCAAACGCACTGATTTGTGGTACCTCCACATTGAGGTCGAGTTCTTTCCAGTCAACCGATTGCTCAATCAGTTCCATTTGCATCCTTGACTTCCCTCCGCCCCTCATGGCTCCCCTTAACTCCACATCGCTGAATCTCGTCAGGTCAAGCGGCTTGTCGGAAATGAAAAACTTACTCGGCTTGCCACACATTCCTTCTTCGTCACCCATACCGCTTCTCAAGTTCCTTTATCGCACACGCACCGCGCTTGTTGAGAAACGGAGTGCGAAGCCAGTCCATCGTCTTCTTGTTGAAATAGACGACCGACGAATGGTCACGGCCAAGCACCCTGCCCACCTCGGTCGTACTGTAACCCTGCGTGAAGCAGAGCAGATAGCAGATGACCGCCCTCGCATCGGCAAAGCGCCTGAGCCTCCTCCTCGACAAAATGTCGTTCACGGTGATGCCGTAGATGTCGGCGACATCGCTCATAATCTCTTGCTCAATCATCCTTGCCTCCTTCCGTAGATGTCAATGACTGCGTTAAACACCGCCTCAAGTTTGGTCTTGCCGTTCCAACTATGGCGACCGGCGGGGCTGTTTGTCCAACAACTGTAACCCTCATACATGGTGAGCGAATTGATGTGCCAGACTTCAAGCTGGTCTTCGGGCAGCAGGTCGCACAACGCACCGAATGACCAAGCGAGCACATCGAGTTTACTGTACCAGTTAGCGCCGTTTTTGGCGGTATAGAGATACTCCTCGTTGCCACCGATGTACACCATATCAGCGGTGGCGGTGCCAATCAGTTCAGCGAGCCTTTTCGACTGCTCAATGCTCGTTACGTTCTCTTTATTCATTGTTTATGATGTCTTTACACAACGACAATATGCCCATTGACGCGATGGCGAGACGCATCTGCTTGTCCTGGTTGCCGCTTGCTGTTGACAAGACCTCGTTGTCAACGTCGATGGAGTTCATGATCTCGATGCGTTTCCGTATCTTCGCAAGCCTGCTGTCTGGGTCTTTGCTGTCATACGAAATCATCGTTGCGGCAAAGAGCATGTCGTTCTCGGTTAAGTTAAATACCACTTTCATAGTTCGTCAAACTCTTTTTGTAATTTCCTTATTTCAATATCGTTGCGGTTCAACTGCTCACGAATCGCATCACGACCAAGGTCTACATCTATAATACCACCAAGCATTGAAGTTTGCCCACTTTCAAGTACTCTATTGAGAGTAGCATTGTTGTATTTAAGGACACTTATACGACCCAATAACTCATTCGCTTTTCTTGCTGTTTCTTGTTTCATCTAAAATACTCACTGCATTTGAATCCCTTGCGGGGTTGATAATTCATGAAATCCTGCGTGTTGAACAACCACATCCTATTCGCCCACCTTGCTATATCACGCTCATAGCGGGTCGGTACTCGCTTGTTCTCAAAATCTCGATAGGGCTGGACAAACGGCAACATACCAAGTTCCTTGATGGTGCGCAAACGGAATAGGTCTTGCTCTGGTGTGCTGTTAAAGCCAACTAGCACATAGACAACCACCTTGTTGGGCTTGATCCATTTGAGCATCTCCTTTAACTGAGGCCGCAAATCAATCTGCGGCAAGTCCCAGGCGATATGCACTCCGTTCTTTAACTTGAGCGAGTTGAGCGCATAAGCCATCTCTTCGGTCATTATCCTTACATCAACTCCGTGGAACTTGACGGGCATATTATGCCGCTTCAAATCCTTTACGGCATCCCGCCATTCGGGATTGGCAAAGAAGTTGTTATCAAGTACCTCAATCCACTTACCTTTTGGGTTCAAGTCCATCGGCTCGACTGGATGAATCTTTCCTTCTTTGGCATTCACAATGCAGAACGGACAGGAACGGATACATCCTCGTGAGTAGAACTGAATCGAGTAGTCAACATTCGGATATATGCTGTAATCCAAGCACTTAACTGCTTCAATCGGGGGGGGCAGTACGGACTTGATGTCGTAGCCTGTGCCACCTTTGACCACCTTGTCGGCATTGAGCGGATAGAGGTAGTCGGGAGAGAACGTGAATACCTTACTTTTGAAGCAGACATCGTAGTGACCACCGAAGATTGGGTCGTGCCATTCAACTTCATCGCCTTTCGACTTGTAGTAAGAGGCTATCTTCATTAAGGGGATGTTTGGAAAACCATTATGACCATCGACATCAATAATAGCGATGCGTTTGCTCATCTCCCAAACAATTTGCCGATTTGCTCATCGGTGTACCCGTAATCCATCTTCAAAAGCATCAAACAATAGCTGACAGCCTTCTCGACATCCTTCGCACCTTCCTTCGCCTTGTGGCGGGTAATGTACTTGACGACATTGCCCTCAATGAAAGGCAGACCGTTCGCATGGATGTACTCCACAGGCTGAATCTTCGTCTGATAATGGTCGCCACCGACCTGCATACCCGAAATGTCACTCATTGTCCTCTTCGTTTGCGTCCTTGAAATGATAACCTTTTCTCGGCTTTCCGAACACAATGCTGTTCCATACCGCCTTGTATGATATGCCGAAATGCTCACTGCACTCACGGATGGAATTGAAACGCTCGCCAGTCTCGACACACACGACGGGACGGGTCGCCCTGCCATGCTCCTCCTCTTGCGGCTCGCATTTCTCCCTCAACGGCACAATAATCGCTTCCGTCCATTTGGTGACGGTAAGGATGACAAGCATCTCGCCAAGACGTTTGACGAAACGCTTCTCTTTTGTGCCTTTCGGCGTTGTTATTGTGATGAAATAACCGCTCGGTTTCATTGATATATGTCCTGAAAATCCTTGAATTTCGCATCATCGGGCAACGGCACACGGATGCCGTGCTCCCGCAGCATATATGCCTGTATCTTGTCCATGTACTCGCGCATCGCCGTCTTGTTGAGCTTCGACGTTGACACTGGCTTGCGCCAAATCGCTCCGTCTGGCTTTATCTCGTCGGTTGCGAACATCACGGCGAAATAGTCCTTGACCTTATCGGCAGTCCAGTAGTCGTCGCCATATTGCGAGTTAAGGGCGATGCCGATATGTTTGAACCACACATGCAGCAAGGCGTTCTGCGAGAGCGTGCGCGGTTGCCGTTTAAGCCACTGCGCTTTCGGCTCGATGGTGGCGACGTATTCCCCGTTGGGAAGAAAGGCACAGCACTGGTCGAGTGTCCTCTTGTCAGTGATATGCCCTTCTTGTTTAAGCAGATGGATGATCATGGCAGGGGGTCATCCCAAAGGTTGCCAGGGGGATTGTAGCCTGGGATTTCCTTTGCAGTTGGTGCGGGAGGTGCGGGTGCTAAGTCCTGCAACGGGTCACGGGCGGGAGCGGGAGGCGCAGGGTAGTTCTGCTGCTGATAACCGCCTTGCTGTTGACTTTGGTTGTCGCTCTTGGGAGAAAGCAGTTCCATCTTGCTGTCCATGCCACCGATGTGAATCTCGGTTGACGAACGCTCGATATTGCTGTTGTCGGTGTACTTCCGTGTCCTGATTTGGCCTTCGATGTAGAGCATCGTGCCTTTCTTGACGAAGGATTCAATAACCTGCACCAGTTTTCCGTTGGCGACGATGTTGTGCCACTCGGTGCGCTCTGGAATGACCGTGCCGTCCTGCTTGGTGTAGGCTCGGTCGGTAGTCGCAATGGAGAACGTGGCGAATTTGCCGTTTCTCCCATCCATGATTTTCGGGTCTTGACCTACTCGGCCAAGAATAATCGCTTTGTTTACTGACATAGTTTATTGTTGTTATTATATGCTACCTAAATAATAAAGTGATTTACAACTCTCGTTCAATTACTATTGTTGCCATAATGTTGTATGTTACCTAAATAATAAAGTGATTTACAACAATTACAGAATAAACATTATGGCATACACGTTGTATGTTGCCTAAATAATAAAGTGATTCACAACACAAAGCAGCAACACAAGACCTGGTATCAGTTGTATGTTACCTAAATAATAACGTGACTTACAACGTTTCGTGAGTGAAAGAGTAGGACAGCCAGTTGTATGTTACCTAAATAATAACGTGACTTACAACCTAAGCGCATAAATCTCCTTATTGTTAATATGTTAAGGCAACTCGTCGAGTAAAAAATCTCAACATAAGGCTGTACAACCAGCCCGATATTCTTTTTATTTTTCTTCTTTCAACTTGATTCCTGCAATCTTGCACTTGTACTCAATCTTTTCTTTAAGACCATAGTAAGACCAATTACGCAGAACAAACGGCTCGCCGTTTTTGTTATCTTCCTTCGCATAGTTTTCTCTATGTGTCTGATTCATTAACACGATATTGGCACACTTGTGCTTTATTGCAATATCAACAAGCATCCTGCTATAAGTGTGCAACTTTGTGTCAACGTAGTTTCTCTCCTTGTCGTGATAGCGTTCTATCGCCTTGGTTTTCTTTTTGCGACCCTTGCCTCCTGTTGAGTAAGTATTGTTGATTTGGCATCGCCTTACGGCTTCTTGGATTTGTCTTCTCCTGTAGTTGAACTCTTCCTTTGTGCCGATTTCAAACGATTTCATTCCGCTATCACATTCTTTTGCCGCTTTTACGTCGCATGTGCATATAATCGGATTCATTACACCAAGAAAAGCATAAAGCGTCTTTTTCGCATCCAACTCGATGTTTTTTTGCGGGATGTCGACACAAAGGAGCAAAAAGATTTTCTTTCCATCGAATTGCAGTGACGAAGTACACATCTTGTATTCTCCGCTAACCACTCGCTCAACAATCAGCCTATTGCCGCTCCTGTCCCTCCCAAATCGCATTTGAAAAGGCACGCCTATCAACGTGAAAAAGCATCCGTTTCGCTTTTCGCCGTTTCCATTGATGTAGTCATCAAAACGAAGATTAAGGAATCGTTCTCTTTTATATGGCACTGGCATATTGCTTTTGTACGATCGCAATGATTTGTTCCACATTCCTTTCTTCTTGTCTTCTTGATACATCTTTTGCGCATTCTGCAAGACACAGCTTATCATTCCCATGTCTGCTTGACCTTTGAATGCCTCGCTTGCGGCAACGTAAGGTGCGTTTTGTTTTGTCGCTTTTTGGCCTTTCACTCCAAGGAACTCAATCTTTTCCTTGTCGGTGTCGCTCAAGTATGGCATCGTGTTGTCGAGAGCGAACAAGTGACTCATTGCCATATTTGCGACCTTTACTGCTATATCCCTATTGGCATAAAGTTTTTCGTAGTATGCCCTACGCAGGTCTTTATCGTCTTCGCATACAAAGACCTCGATTTTTCTCGTAATAATCATTTGTTACTTTGGTTTTTAAGGTAGTCACAACTTTATTGATTTTTGGTAACTTTGTGTTGTGGTTGTATCAACCTTCGGTTTTTAATGTAATTACAACAGACATTCTAGACTATCATTATCGGCAACTGTTGTATCAACCTTCGCTTTTTAAGGTAATTACAACGCAACAGCAGGCCGAGAGAGACAAGGCAGCGTTGTATCAACCTTCGGTTTTTAATGTAATTACAACTGATTCCGAATAAACCATTAAAAAACAATAAATTAAGGTTGTTTTCGTGTGGAAATTTCCCACGAATTAAGGACGTACAACCGCCCCGAATATCATTTTTTTACTGAGCCGCCTCATTTTGTTTCATGGCGAACTCTTTCTCCTTTAACTCGAACTTTGCAGCATCAAGCAACAATCTGCTGCGATTGTTCATCTGCTTCAATACCGAATTGATTTGCTTGCTGCGCTCGATGTCAATCTGCAACGCCTCGTTTTTTACAATAAGGTCTGCCATATACTGCATGGCATTAACTCCTTTAATCTTTGTGTCTAATTCAAATCGCTCCATATCACTTGTCCTTATTTAATGTTAATGTGAACCTACCTTTGACATTAGTTGTCTTAATATACTCTTTGTAGAGTTCTGGGTTGGCTTCTTGAAAAGACTTCTTGTCGAAGTCCTCGCGGATACTCGGCTTGCCGATGGATGCAGAGAATGAATCACACTCAAAACGTGTGACATTATTCTCCTCCATCATCGAACGCAACCGCTCCTTCAACTCCTTCGCCTTTTGCTCTGCTTTCAGTATCTCGACAACCGCACCAATGAAGTCCTGCTCAATGGCAAGGTCATCGGGTGTAGCGACGACTTCAACCACTGCCGTTTCCTCTACCTGCATTTCGGGATTGAGATAGATGAAACCATCCTCTGCGGGCAAAGCGGTGGTCTCAAGCAAGCACTTGACCTTCTCATCGGGTTGGCGCACGATGTCCCATGCCTCCCACTTGTCGCCCTTGAGCCACAGTCCTATCAAACCCTTGACCTTCTTGTCTGGGTTCTTGCGCTCAAACATGAACGCATAAGACGACAACTGCCACGACAGGTACGCTTTCAAGCCTTCTTTGCCGCCTGGATAGGCATCTACATTGTTGGTCTTGTAGTCAACGATGTAGATGTCGCTCGCATCGTTTTCGCTCACATTGTCGAGTTGCGACGCGTACTGTCCGTAGTCAACGGTGTACTCGCTTGCGATGCAGTGTAGTCCGTATTGCTCGACAAACTGCTTATAGCCATCGAGTTCCTGCTGCACATCCTGTGCAGGGAATGTCACGACTCCGAAGTCCTGCGTCTCGTGTTCGATGGCAGGGAACTGCGTTTCCTCAATGCCTAGCGTTTCAAGGGTCTGGATGGCATGGTGTACACAAGAGCCGTGATAGCCAGCCCTTGGAATGAATATCTGCTCGACCATCGGGTCGGCATCGGGATAGACACCAAGGCGCAAAACGGAGTGTATAAGCGATGTGATGCCGCTCAACCGCTCTTCTCCACGGGTGTATGAGTGCTCTTCTTCGTTGAAGACGACATCACTCATGTTAAGCATTGTTCCTTGTTCCATCACTTAGGCTGTTTGAGTTGGTTGTTCCTCGTGATGAACGCCCTTGCGAGAATGCCGTCCTTGCGGCAGTACTGCGGGTTGAGTTTGTTGTATTTGCTCCACACGGCCATCAGCTCATCGTAGGAGTTGCAGGCGAGCATCTCCTGTTCTGCGACAAGTTCGGTCTCGTCGTTGAAGATGGACTGACTCTGCGGCTGCTTTGCGGGCTGTGGTTGAGAGGGTTTGGGCTGCTGTTGTGCGGCTTGCTGCTGAATGGTGTCGTATGCGTACTTGGAGTCGGTATTAATCGCCTTGCCGTCCTTATCCCAATAGACATCGGCTGCGACACCAAGTGCCTTCATTGCGACACCAAGCGCATCCGTGAGCGCCATCTTCTCCGCTTCGTCATTGACGAATAATCCATTCTTTTCCCTATCAACGAAACCCGCGCCACCGACACCAGGAATGGGTTCTGACCATTCGCCGTTCCACTTGACGTAGAGATTGATTTGGATGAAACACTTCACCTCTTGACCTTGCGTTTCAAACCGCTTTTCAACGATTTCGTACTTCCAACCGAAACCGCACGGCCCGAAGATCTCGGTAATGCGCTTGATTCGGAACATCGGATTGATGTCGCTCATGCCTTTCAGCCTACCGCCGTAGATTTGCTTCAAGGCTGTCTTAGGCACTTCCCTCGCTTTCTCGTAGATGGCGAGATTGTCTTGCTCTTTTTCTTTTGTTGCCATAATGTCAGTTTATTGTTGTTCGTTGCAATCCCATGTCGGCACGGAGCGATGTTCCCACCATTCAGCGCCGTCATATTCACACCTTTCTAACCAAGAGCCATCCCTAAACTTGACACATCCTGTCACCATCTGATGACCATAACCGTCATCGTATGTAAAGTCCATTGACTTCATGGCTGCATCAAGTTGATGCTTTTCGTACCCTGGAGGGAGTTCAATTTTTATTGGCTCATCATAATCTTCAAAGGATATTCTAAGCCACTCCACTTTTTCGTAAACCTCATCAATAGTGAGATTATCAAAAGTTTCTTCCAATAAGTTTGCCATAATATGTGAATTTAGAATAGTGTTAGTTGGGTTCCAGGAGCGGGTTTCTGCTCGGTCTCAATGAAAAGATTCTTAAAAATGAAATACAACGGCGCAACGGTAATGCTGTTCCCGGCAAGTTTGTATTGAGCCGTAGCCACCAAAAGCCTCAAAAACTCTAAGCGGATTATTTTTGTTGTACTTCATATTATCTAAAATTAAAAACCCACCGACCCTCACAGGCGGGCGGGACATAAACACGTTTTTACATCCAAAAAAATATGAATTATGAGAAAATTAGTCTTACCCTACGCGGGCCGCGTGTGACTGCCCGCTATGCCTTCACAGGGGAGCGGGGCAAAAACTGTTTAACCAATATTTATTCCAAAATAGTAAACCATTATGCTTAGTGGCCATGCCCGGACTTGAACCGAGGACAAGGCGGGGATGCGAAACGCCTCGCTCTACCATATAGGCCAGTTAAAAACCCCGCCACAATCTCACGACTCAGCGGGGAGATGAAGTAAAAAGATTAAAAACCAACAAATTGCTATATCAAAGTTGCTTATTTGCATTCAATCAGTTCACCGTCAACGAGCCTGTACCATGTGTCAGCTTTGATGGTCTCACCGTCAACGACCACGGCTTTCCATTCCTTGACATCATAGTTATCGTTATTTTCCTCTGCGATAACGAGGATAGCACCAAGACCGCCTTTGACCATCACACCGTTTCCACGGGCGACAGCCAGTCCGTTCCTGCCGACTGCTGATGAGCCACGGCTTGTGGCCGCACCATTCACGCCTGCCGTGGCCGCACCATACTCGCCTGCCGTGGCCGCACCACTATCGCCTGCTGTGGCCGCACCACGATAGCCTGCCGTGGCCGCACCATACACGCCTGCCGTGGCCGCACCATACTCGCCTGCCGTGGCCTGTTTGCCTGGCTCTGCATTGTGTTCATTGGTGATGCGAGATTTTACCCACTCGATATGTGCCTTAATCAGCCCTTTAATGCCGATTTCAGCACCAATCTTGATGTGTGAGCCGACGACCTTATTTTCTCTCTTGTCGGTCTTGCCACTGACTTCGACCTCGCAGTAGCGCGACGGTTTGCCGTTCATTGAAGGTGGGCAGAAATCGAATACCGACAAGGGGCTATAGTCAGGGCTGATGGCATGAAAGCCGCAGTTACACATACTGGGTTTCTGGCCGTCGTGTAAGTCGTATTCCTTGCCGACCTCATACTGCATGTCGCGACACTTGAGGTCGCTGTCAAATCCTTTGACTGTCTGAATTTTCTCACTCATCTTTCTCTATTTATTTGTTTAACTATAGTTGCTTTCTCTGTGCATACAAGCAAATGAGCGTGCTATCGACGAGATTGTCGTCGAAATTCTTGCACCGCTCACTCCTGCGGAAATCCATGTTCGGCAACAAACGCCTTGCCGCATTGTACGATGTCAGCTTGGTGTTCGCCGCCTTGTCGCAGGATTCCCACATCGCTTTCTGCCACTTGCCTGGGGTGCATGTGACGTAAGGGATGCCCAACGCCTCAAGCATACCGAGAATCTTGCCGTAACTCGTTCCGAAAGAGAACGTGCTGGCAACGCCCTGATGCGGCATCGAGTGGACTTGCTCGACAATCGCCATCACATTCTGGCCACCCATCCCACTTATCGCATCAACGAGTTCTGGATTGAGCCGCTGTCCTTCAAAGAGCGGGTAGTGGTAAAAGACATTGGACTGAACCGACAAGATGCAGCAGAAGCCTTTCTTGCCTGGATCAAAGCCCAGATAATATGCTCTCATTGTATTGTCAAGTTAAAAAGCCGCCCCTTGCGAGACGGCTATAAGAAATGAAAAATGAACCTGAAAACGCCCTAAAACGAACGTCTTTATATTGTGTTGTTGTAATCGAAAAAACCATCCGCATTTCACAACGGGGATGGAAAACCCTATAGCCTAAAAATCTATGGTAAAAAGTGCTGTGTAGAATTGATAATAGTATTGTGTAGGGAGTGACGGACTCGAACCGCCAACCTTCGCCCATGATGTCACAGGCGACGCTCTGCCCTTGAGCTAACTCCCTAAGTGCCGCGGTCAGCGCTACCTGACTCTTTTATAGGAGGCCTACTCCACGGCTATCAAGAAGAATTATTAGCCTTCAACTTTTCTTCACGGGTCTTGCGACCTTTCAGTATAGGCGGCTTTATCCCGCCAACACCTCTGCTCGGCGCTTTTGCGCACTGCTCGACATGGGTGCCACGTCAGCCCATTTCTGGGGTGAGGAAGCGTACTACCTTCTCAGTTTCCGCTTAACATTATTAGCATCGCGTTGATCCTTTCAACGGAACTATGGCAACCCGTGCCATAAAACATGCAGACCTCTATGTCTTTGAGCCTCGCGTTAACGAAGCTCGTTATCCATGAAAGCGTCCAAGTCGCTCTTGCGGAAATACCACCTGCCCGCAGGCTTGGTGCAAGGTATCCTGCCTTCGGCAATGTACCTTTGGATTGTCCTGAAGCCCACACCAATGTAGGCTGCGGCTTCCTTTGTCCTCATCCGCTCGCTCATAACGCTCTCCTTATCGGTTCAAGAAAAGGATTGGCCATTCTGCCCTCCCCTTCCAGATATGCCTTATACTCGTCATGGAGTTTGCTCTCGTCGAATCTCAGCGGAGACGACTTGCTCTCTCCCTTGACGTATGTGAAATGCTCTTTGATGTGGTAAAGGTGTCCGATGGAGATGCCGAGTTGCTGCGCTGCTTGTCTTGCCGATATGAGGCGCTGTGCCGCCTGCTGCGCGGACATGACCTTCATCATGGCGCGGGCATGGGCTTCCATCCACTCTGGACTGGATGCCTGCTTCTCGACAATCAGTTCTGCCAACCTATTTAACTCGTACTCCGTCATGACACTATTATCGCTCAATCATTATAAAATCCATATTGGCTTACGATGTTATCAATATCTTTATTTGATAGACGAAACCATTCTCCTCGCACTCTTTTTGTTGCATATTTAACATGCAATTCATGCTCTACATTGTTGTCACATATTTTCAAAAGAGATATTGAAGGTTTCTCTGATTGAAGTGTAACCTCTCTCTTTTTTGGATTTACAGAAAATCCTATCTTTGTTAACCCAGTATTGGAGTCCACCATTAGATAGGTCTTTCTAAGTCTTGTGCTACAACTATTCTTGTTCTGTATCTCCCATGCAATTCTCTGTTGTTTCACAGCACACCGCAAAGCCATATATGAATCGTTTGAATATGGAACAAACCTATCCAAAAACCTAATCATTGCGTCAAAGTCTTCATCTCTTTCAACTTCTGTTGCTAATGACAGCATGTCATACTCCGATAGCACTCTGTTTATGTTTGGCAATATGATTTCCAAGTGTTCACCACAAGCGGACACCGAGAAACCTTGCAGATTACTGAATATCTGAACCTTCTCCATAACTTACTCTGCTTTTAATGCCGTTACCGAAACTATGTGCTGATCCCAGTCGATGTCGGTCTTGTAACCTGCGACATCTTCGGGGAGACAGGTGCGCTTGACGTACTGCACCATAACACGGGCAGCGTTGCAGGCTTTCCCGTCATCAACGATGAAATGCTTGGTAGTACCAGCCTTAATCTTTACTATGTCATCTTTTGTGACTCGCATTTATTTGCTTAATAATTATTAAAAATGTAAAGAAGATTTGGCTGGGAGCGTAATACCATGTATCTTTGCTTTGCTACTAACTACGGACGCATAATTTTGCGCCCCAGCCTTAACCTTGCTTTGTTAACTGCTTGCAAAGGTAAGGCACATTTTTGAAACTACAAAGTATTACATCGTATTTTAACTTATTTTAAGATTATGCCTACCGAATCGACTATCGTAGAGCGAATGGATGCAGTCATCCAGTACCTCATCTCCATCGACATGATTGATGGAAAGAATCCCAAAAGCGCAATAGCAAACAGGACTGGCTACAACAGCGGGAATGTAAGTTCCGCTCTTAACGGCAACCCGAAGTACCTCACCGAGAGGTTCATCAAGACTTTTTGCGCAAAGTACAACAACATCATATCGTTTGTGTGGATTATCACCGGCGAGGGCGAGATGATCGCAAACGAGCCGAAGATTAGCCAAGACGATGGACTACCAATATCCGAGGAAAACCTCAACAAACTGACAAAGGAAAACCTCGTGTCTCTTGTAAAGCGGCTAATGGACATACACAAGGAGCAGACCGACATGTATAAGTCAATCATCCGTCAGAGCGAGGAGATAATACGCAACGGCCAAGAGCAGTTCAACAGCATCACAAACCTCATCAACAAAAGCGCATAGACATGGACAACCAACAAGCGGAACAACTAAAGTGTTTAGCAAGCGAGTTCTCAAGGCACATAAGAGAGAACAAGGAAAGCCTGTCGCTGTTCATCAATTTCATGATCAGCGACCACAATGCTGAACTGAATATGCTTATCGAGAGACTGAGACATCTAGAGCGGATTCAAGAATACAATGCGATAAATGATGCGATAGAAGGGATTTGAACCCAAATCCCGGCCACCCGCAGTACCGAAATTGTGTACCAGGTCTCACCATGCGGCACATAACAAACTGATTGTCAATACACATCATTTTCCCAACAGGATCACTTTTTTAGTATGATTTTACACTATAAAAGACATACGAAAATTTTGATATTCAGTAAGTTATGCGCTGAAAACGAGCAACTTGCAGGCACATTTGAAAAGCGTCAAAATACGCCAAATTATGCCGATTTTTGCCAGACCCGCGTACCAATGTCGTACCAAAACGGCCAAAAGTGTGTACCATAACAAAACAAAATAACTTACCCGAATATGAAAATAGCAAAGACAAGAATCGTTTTCGACAGGCACAACACCGCCACAAAGACCAACAGGGCGACGGTGTATGTCGAGGTGTCGTACAATCGCGTCCGCAACTTCTACAACACGGGCGTAAGCGTCTATTCCGACCAGTTCAAGAACGGCAGGGTCGTCAACCACGGCCAGATGGTCGAAATGAACAGGCGCATCAACGAGATGCAGACAGTCATCGAGGAATACATCAACGAGAAGATCAAGGCGAAATCGGAGTTCTCGCTTGACGGGCTGAGAAAGTACATGGAGACAAGGAACTCTGACACCATCAACTCGTTCCTCCGCTTCATGCTGTCAAAGATAATGGAGAGACCAATATCCGAATCTACACGCAAAGGACACCTGTCGGTTTACCGCACGCTGAAGAAATGGGGACACATCACGCAGTTCTCAGACATCACCGACGCAAACGTCAAGCTGTGGGACGAACTGGCGCGTAAGAACGCCGTCAAGCAGAAATCGGTGTACACATACCACAAGGTGCTGAAAATCTACATCCGCGAGGCGAAGACACTCGGCTTCATCAGCAACAACCCATACGACAGCATCCGCTTCCCAAAAGACAAGTCGGTAGGACACCGTTTCATAACAAAGGACGAGTTGCAGCGCATCATAGACCTGCCGCTTTTCGACAAGTCGCTCATCAACGCCCGCAAGTGCTTCCTTTTCCAATGCTACACGGGACTGTCATATTCCGACCTCGTGCGCTTTGACATGGCCAACGTCAAGCGTGACGGCGGCAAGTTCCGCATCAGGGCGCAGCGGCAAAAGACCGGGGAAGAGTACAACATCACGCTGCTCAAGCCAGCGATGAGGATACTTGAGCAATGCGACTACCAGTTGCCAGTCCAGGAAATGCACTACTACAACCGCAACCTGCAAGCCATACAACTGCACGCGGGCATACCGACAAGGCTGACATCGCATGTGGCCAGACACACGTTCGCCACCACCATCGCGCTCAAGAACAAGATGCCCATAGAGGTGCTGCAAAGGGTTCTCGGCCACAGCAGCATCAAGACAACGCAGATATACGCGAAGGTGTTGCAGGAGTCGGTTGACGAGGAGTTCGACAGGATAGACGAGTTATTATAAGGCAAGGCGCAGACAAACATCTGCGCTTTTCTTTTACCCCAACAATAAAAGTTAAAGAAGTTACAATAAAGTTAAATAACATTTAGCAACATATAAAGATGTCTAAAGATGTACAAAGATGTATAAACATCGTGTTTTTGGCATTAACACACTGAAACACACACATTTGCAAACCACAAAATAACGCTTTTACTTTGCATCGCAAACATCGTTAGAGCAGTTTTCGATGTGGAGTAAGAAACATCACAAAGGAGATTAGAGGAAGCGCCTAACTGCTCATCAAGGTAGCGGACTCTTTTCTCCTTTTGAACTTTAAGAGAGATATGGCAGAAACCTATCGCATAACCCTGACAAGGGGCAAGGAGAAAAAGATGTTCGACGTGCGATGCACGGGCGGTTACATCAGACGGATGGTAAACACTGTCTTCAAGGGCAGGTTCTCCAAACCAGAGCGGCTGAACGTGAAAGACGGCGTTAAACTCATCGTGACAGGAGGCGGCAAGGTGCTTATGGGAAGGCGCATCTACAACAAGAGCGTGTTCCAGGTGATGACGGCACTTGAGAAAGCCATCGTAAACACCCCAGCGTGATATGGGAAAAGCCATCGACACATACGAAGCGATAAGGACATTCATCGGGCTTGAGCGCAACATCACCGACGCGGAGTTCGAGGAAATAAAAGAAGAAGACAATGACTTGCACGATTGACATAGCACTGGCTATATCGCTCATCATAGGAACGGCTTTGCAGTTGTCGGTGTTCATAGCGACACTGACACTCAAGCACCACGCTAACAAGGCGCTCGACAAAGCGACCGAGATGTCCAAGGAAGCGGACAGCATCGCGGCAGAAGCGGAAAAGACCCACGAAGGCTCGATGCTCTGCCTGAGACTGGCGAACGAACTGTTCTTCTGCCACACGACCGACGAGAGGGCGAACACCATCATCAAGTGGGCTCCAAAACTCCAGGAGGCGGGCATCAACATGGAGGACATAGATGAGATCATCAACGGATAAGAGCAGCTACGAGTAGTTCTTTTTCATAATCTTAGCTTTGGCTGTGGTCAATTTTGACCGCCGCAGTAGCTCAAGAGAAGAGCAACCCGTCAGGGCAGTATGGAGAGTGCGAGTCCTCCCTGCGGACAAAAAAAGAGTTCTTTGACATTGTGGAGGCTATGGTGTTCCCCTCACACACCGCCGACAGTGAGGGTGCAGAAATCATCGCTGCATGAAGGACGATGATAAGTTATTGGCAACAAACCCTGCCGCATCGGTACGACATACTTGCGGCATAGGTAATCATAGGCATCGCCCCAAAAGGGAATCCGCGACGCTTGTCGGGGTTAGGTTTCGCCGCCCGCGATGCCACAAGTTAATTAATGGATTGAAGGTTTGAACTTATGCCAAGGTGTCCGTGAGTACGGTACTTGGCATACATACCATCCGCTGCGGTGGAAAACGCAGCCGCCGTATTCATCAGTTGTGAAACCCGTGGATGTGGACGCTATTTAAACTTTTGCTGATTATCTCTTGAGGGCAAGATAGACAAATCGGACTTAGACCCTTAACGGGTTGAAAGCGGGTTCGACTCCCGCCTTGCTCCCTAACTAAAAAAACACGACAAATGGAAGGTTGGATTAAATTATACCGTAAACTTGAGAATCATTGGATTGCAGAGAACAATGATTATTTCCATTGGTGGTGCGACTTGCTTTTTCTCGCATCGTATAGCGACAAAACCAAGACAGTCCATTCACTGGATAATGAAGGAAATCCAAAAGATGACACCATCGTTGTTTTAAGACGGGGGCAAATTGAAGCAAGCGTCGCTTTTTTGGTCAAAAGATGGATGCTCAACAGGAAGACACTTGACCGTAAAACCGTAATGCGTTTTTTGTCACTTCTTGAAGAAGATGGAATGATAAAACGAGAGGTAAAGGACGGGGTAAGGGCTATCATAACTATCACTAATTATGATACTTACCAAGGAGTAAACAGGCTTGCAGCGGACACCTCTATGGATGACTTAGCGGACATATTAGCGGACATCCCAACGGACACAATTAAAGAATATATAAAGAAAGAAAGAACTAAAAATAAACCACCTAAAGGTGGTAAAGAAAAGAACAAACCGAGTTTCTCTGTTGATCCCGCTTTTGAGGAAGTATTTTCCTTGTGGCTGGAATATAAAAAACAAAAGGGTCAAACTTACAAGGGAGAGAAGTCGCTCAAGGTATGCTACAACAAACTCGTAGAGTTGTCCGGCAACAACCCAGACACTGCGATGGCGATAGTCAAGCAATCAATGGCAAACAACTGGTCGGGAATATTTGAACTCAAAGACAACAAAAATGGAAATAACTCACAACAACAAAACAGGCAGTCTGGACAAGTATCTGGATGGGCTCAAGCGGAAGATCCCCTCGCTGGCGCAAAAATCTTCCACGCCTAAGATAGACTTGTACCAAGAAGCGAGGATATTCAAGTCCGAACTCGACAGGCTGTGCGAGCCGGGTTTCATCATCGAGCCTGAGAAAAGGGATTTGATAAACTCGATATTCGCCTGGGTGTGGAAATACGACGCATGGAACAAAATCGGCCTTGACTACAACAAAGGGCTGTTCCTTTACGGGCCTATAGGCACAGGCAAGTCAACAGTGCTCAGAGGACTGCAATGCTACATGAACAGCATCAAGCGGCGATACTATTCCAAAGACTACCGCATCGGCTTCTTTTGGAAATCTGCCAGCGAACTCGCTAACAGTTATGCGGGACACGGCCAAGAGAAACTGCTGCAATGGTGCGATGAGTGCAACCTGCTAATCGACGAATTGGGTCGAGAGCCGCTTCCCGCCAAACACTACGGCACGGAGTTGAATGTGATTCAGTTTCTCTTGCAGTTGAGATACGACCGCAGGAAAGAGAACATAACGCACATCACGAGCAACCTGATGCTGTCAGACATCACTCCGATGTACGGCGACTATATCAGCGACCGCTTTATCGAGATGTTCAACATCATCAAGTGGAGCGGGAAATCAAAACGGCAACAAAATTTTTGAGATATGGGACATTTGAGAGAATCGGGATATTATCCCCCAGGAGCGGAGTTCGACGCAAACGCGCCGTACAACCAGGTTGACCCGCCAGAGGTTGACTTCACGATCAAGGTCGGCATCACGCTTGAGAAAGAGTGCGTGATCACAACCGACCAAGTGTACAACGACGACGGCGACTGGCGCTTGTGCGACGATGCCGATGTCGAGGGTGCGTACAAGGAAACGTACAAGCCCATCCCCGATATGCTTGCCGAACTGGTCAAGTACATCGACGGCGAGTTGCTCGGCGACATCAGCAAAGACCGCAGGCGCGAGTTGGAACTGATGAAAGAGTCTGCTCAAGGGTGGACTGAGGAATACTTTGAATTTGAGCGCGACTAAGAGTGCGAAGTTTTTTCATAACTGCCGATGGATGCGAATCCGTGGTTATGGGGCAGATGCCTTATCGGGGCAAACCATCGGCGAAAGGGCAGTAAAGGAGTGGCAAGTTTAATTAGTAACGGATTCTTTTTGCATACATTTATTTGTCACGGTGGTTCGATTCCACCGCTGCCCACGCAACCGTTAATCGGTGCAGCTTTTTATTCATCATTATTAACTTAAAATCCCCGAAAAGGACGGGGTTAAATTGATGGGTAAAGGTGAATTATTAATTGTTATGATTCCCTGTACAGAGTACGAGGAAAAGTAATTGAGCCATGCCAGTCCTGTCGTGAGGCGATGACTGGCTTTTAGAGAGATTTACTAACTTTAAATACAAGCAATTATGAAGAAGATTTTATTGATCGCACTGGTCGCAATGACCGCAATGTCGGCAATGGCCGAGAGTTCATTCAAGTTAATCGAGAGGGGCTACCCCGCTGGCCAGGTACGCATCAGCATGAGCGACTGGGATCGTATCATCTACATCCCTGTCTGCATCACCAGCGATAAGAGTTATGACGAGTTTCATATTAACGTGGTCGAGGCTTCGCCAGGCATCGACGTGCTTGGCTGGGTTATGGGGTCGTGGGCTGACATTCCAGTTTATCTCGACCAAAGCGGTGAGCCGCACAAGGTTTCTCCGTTTTGGGAGACGGACGGAAGCTGGTGCAGGTGCAAGTTAATGGAACTCGGCTATGAGGCCGATGGCACACCCTACGGCTCGGTCAAGTGGCAGGCTGGAATTGGTCTTGAGATGGCAATCCTCAAGGTCAAGGTCGAGCATGGCTTCGTGGGCGGCTCGATTAGGCTCGCTGGCTATCTTGCCGCTGGCCCAGATTCAAGGGAG